CATCGCTAAGGCTTCGACCACCATTTGTATTTGGGTGGATTGGATAAGTAGCCTGATCTATGTAAGCCTTGATGGGTTTCACGATTGCCCACTTGATCGCCATACCAAATAGAACGGCAATGGCAGTTAGTGCGCCTGCGTACTGACCTAGTTCAATGATTCCCATGATTTACTTTGCAAGGATCGCGGCAGGATTTATACCGCCACCTTTTGTCCAAGTGGATTTGGCTTGAAGTTCCATGTGCAGGTGTGGCCCTGTGACATTGCCTTCTGATCCTGACAACGCAATGACTTTGCCCTTTTTAACTTTGTCACCAACTGCGACTAGGTACTTGGAGCAATGCGCAAATAGTAAATAGCCTTCAGCTACCTTTAGCAAAACTGAATGCTGACCAAATGCCTTACCCCAAACTTGTCCGACTTTAACAACTTCACCATCGCAAGGTGCAAGCACGTTAGTTCCAACAGGGCAAGCGAAGTCCACGCCTTCGTGACGTTTGGTAGACCAGCGAGAACCTTTGACTCCGAACGCTGTTGAAACTGCCACGCCTTTGATTGGTGATGCCATGTTATTTTTTCCCGTTCGCCTTGTTAAATGAGTCGTTAATTTCATCTTCGTTCAAAACGCCGTCTGTCATGTAAGCACGAGCTAAGCCTTCAAGCACGATGGCAACTCCGAGAATCGCTGCCATGCTGGCAGACTTCCAGAGTTCAATGCCCATGATTGCGCCTGCGCCAATAGTTCCCATGACTGATGCAACTACAACTGCGACCATGCGGAACAGGATTTCTTTAACTTGTTTGCGCTTCAATGTGACTCCAAAAGATTTAAGCGCAGGGTGTTGGTTCTAGTTTACTCTGTTGGTGCAGGTTGCTCACTTGGGACTGCATCTGATTTAACTTTGCAAAGTGAACACAGAACTGGATTGTTTACTTCCAGCAAATAAACAGGGTTGCTGTGGTTTTCGCAACTCTTAGTAGAACAAGTAAAAATCCAAATCATTATGCTGCCTCGTATGTTCCGGTGAGTGTAAAGGAGTCACCTGTTACCCATGTTCCGGGAATTGCAGAGGTGATACCAGATACGGTTGCATATGTTGCTGATGAATTTATTGCGTAAACACCCATATTAGCTGAACTTGTAATAATTCCGTTCAAGATTGCTGATACGCCGCCAGCAACACAACGCCCAACAAAATGACCAGCACTTGATGTACTTGCTGTGATGGGCAAAGTTAAACTCATAATGTTTCCAGTAGCTTTAGTGGTTGACGTTCCAAAAGTAAACTGAACAACAAAATGAACTGTTTTACCAATCTGTGTATATTTTGCATAATTATATACACCATTGCCATTTGACCATGATGGCGAACCACCGCTTGACATGGTTGGTGCGTAAGTTGTCCAAGCACCAAAGGGAACACCAGCGACCCAAGCAGAACCGTTGTAATACTGAAGTTCGTCTGTGTCAGTTGTGATTGCAACCATGCCTTCAGTTGGTGTTGCAATAGCTGATGAACGTGCAGCAGTTCCTGCAAAGACCATAACTGCCTGATCTTGCAGATAGCCTTGCACTTCCGCAGCCGTTAGAACGTCACCAGCTGTAAAAGTTTTGCGACCTAAGCCTGCCATTATTACTCCTTGTGTTAGTTAGATTCTATCTTAGTAAGCGAGAATGTTAGTGTCTAATAATCCGAAGATTGCATTATCAAGAATGAATGGGAAGAAATCAACTCGACCCAATGTGAAGGTTATTTGATGTTGGTCAATTCCTACGTCTTGTGAAATACCAATGATGATTACGTCTTGAGCTATGACTGCCCCGATTTGATTAGGCGTAAATCTAACGACTGCGGTATCACCGATTTCTGCCGTTACTAAATTAGCAACTTCTTCTGGCGTCTTATCGTGCAAGTTCACCGTTATCGTGTTAATACGAAGTTCAGGTTCGTCATACAAGCCAAGTAAGTAACTAGCAAGATTCAAGGCTTCTTCATCTGAAGTTAAAAGAACGCCGCTAATGTTGAACGTAGAGATTCCATAAGCAGTTTGCGAAGTTGCTGAATCTGCTTGTTGATCCGTACCGTTAAGTCTAAGAATTGTCACGCGGTTGTAAAAGTTTTCTGATCCGTAGATGACACCAATGTTCGTGTATTTGATTCCGCCGGCAGTCGCATCATCTGTGAAAGTAATAGCGGATGGAGTTGGAGTCGTAACGCGATTCTTGAATGTAACTAGACCAGACCTGTTCATGAACAACATTCCGTTTTCAGTTGTTTCCACAAGTTGCAAATAACCTAAAGCATTTTCATTCTGTGGCACAACGTCAGCTTGTAAAGTTGTTAGACCAGTTGCAATAGAACGGTTAGCGATAGGCCATGCCACTTCTGGTCTTGTAAGAATTGCATCTACACGCGCTGAAGATAACTGGCTTGTCGCAGTAAAAGTATCGAGTTCCGCAGCGGCTAGAAGCATGAAGCCATCTAACGCAGAAACGGTTGCGTATGACTTGCCTGAAATGTCGTAGCTGAAATCCCAATCATCTATGAAGCCACTAAAGATTCGATTACCGTTTGTTTCAATAACCAACTGCTTTCGCGGCACAATGTTGCCGTAGTAAATGCTGGCGATGTTGAACGGATCAAAGATACGAGAATCGTTATGAAGACTAACAACTACGTTTCCTGCGGTGTACCTATCTAGTTCGCGTGACTTGCCACGATTAACTGAAACTGAAGCAACGAAGTTTGTAACGTCTGTAAGAATGTCACCACCCAAAACATAAACGGAATTGAGTAAGCCTTGAGTCGTGTCGTCAAGGGTAAAGAAGTTCTGACCTGATGCAGTCAAGTCAAACGCAATGTAAACCTTAGTTTCTGGTACTGCCATTACGCGCTCACAAAGACCGGGCCGCTTGTCCGTTCATACTTCTTAATAGCATCCACAATATCTTTGCCAATTGTTGTTCCGTTCGCACCCATGCCAGCATTTACCGTTAGGTTAATTGTTGCCCCTGATCCAGACTTACTCGAAGGCGCGGTTACTGATTGTGAATTGCCAATGATTCCCATTAGCTCGGAACCCTGAGCAGAAGTTAATGAGCCTTTCTTTAAGGCAGTTTGCAATGGCTTAGGCAATGCAGCCATGCCACCTTGAATTATGAAACCTGCTTTGGTAATACTGGAAATAATTCCATCCACCATTGCTTGACCTTGCGTAACGCCTGACTTGTAGAACTGATCCGCGCCAGACTTTGCCAGACTTTTAGCAGCATCTTCAACGCTTGTTAATAAACTGTTTGTTGTTTTAATTGCCCCTGCGCCACCAGCAATAAGTTCATCAGCAATTGCAGTTCCTGCTTCAGCACCAGCTGCAATTACTTGATCTATACCTGATTGAGATAGACCCATTTTGATTAGAGTCTTAACTTTCTCGGCAAAACCAATAGCCGTTGCTGCTTGTTCTTTTAGAGATTGCATAAAGGTTTTGCGGTTTTTAGTAGCATCTGCATTTTCTTTTTGTGCAGCAGTTAATTCTTGTAATGCTTCTCTAGTTGCATCTATATCTTTTGTTAATCGCACCTTATTGTATTTAAGTTCAGCATCAGCAAGTTTTTTAGCCGCATCTTTTGCATTCTTTTGGCTATCTGTATATTCAGTTAATGCAGATGTGAAAGAGAACTGACTTATGATTGCTTCTTTAACGCTGTCTTTGTAATCAGCGTAAGCATCTTTAGCAGCTTGAAGTTTCTCACGAGCTTGAGTTAGTTTGTCGTTCATCTTTGCTAAGGCAGCAGTTGCTAGTTTGGAAGCAGCAGCAACAATTCTGGCCATCTCTTTAGCGGCGGCAGCGGCAGCCTTTTCGGCAGCCTTAGCAGCAGCGGCGGCAGCTTTAGCAGCAGCGGCGGCAGCTTTAGCAGCGGCCTTTTGAGCTTTAGTAAGACCACCACCACCTACTGGCGGTGGAACATATGCAGATGGAACATAACCAGATGTTTCTGTTTTGGTGTTAGTACCTAGACGAGCATTCTCAACGGCATCCATTGCGTGTCTTGCAGCAACACTAATTTCATCCATCTTCACGACAACGGCATGAGCTTGTTCCGCCATAGTTCCAAAGCGAGAACCTATTTTGCCAGATGATATTGTTATGTCTGCTTCTGCTGATTGACCTGCAATGGCAATGTCATAAATCTTTGCAACTAAGAATCCAGCAGCAACAATCAACGCACCGATACCCGTAGCAATTAAAGCCCTCTTCATTACACCAGTTGCAATTTCTGTAGTCGTTGCAGTTACACCAATTGCAGTAGAAACCAGTCCCCATTGTGTAGCCAAACCAGCAATTAAAGGATAAACAGTTTTGATACCAAGAAACAAAAGAACTAGGTCTTTAACTTTTGCCGCAGTACCTTCGAGATTAGTAACAACCGTTGCAATGTTTGTAATAACTAATTGCAGACCAGCACCTGCACCTTCAAACTGAATCGTTCTGACAACTGCTTCGATAGCAGGCATGACGTTTTTAAGGAAGTAATCTACTAACTTCGTAAGTATTGGCAGCAATAATCCACCAATAGTTTCTTGTGCTTCACCTAGTCGTTCACGCAGAATTGCCATCTTGCCTGCAAACGTATCCGCAGCAACCGCAGCTTGACCACCAAACAAAGTGTTCAAGTATTCCTGCACCTTTGCAAAGTCTTGAGACTTCTTAATGTTTTCAGGAATGACAATGCCCAAACGCTGTAATGCTGTGAACTGTCCGCCCTGTGCTTTGGCTAAGGCTAACGAGATACTTTCCAAATCTCGCCCAGAACCTGCACTAACATCAAGTCCAAGTTTCAATAAGTCTTGCGCTTTTGTAACGTCACCAGTTGCACGAACAAGATTTTCCAATGCCGGGCGAAGTTGCGTGTCAGAAACACCAGTTGCAAACTGTTGTGCAGTAATAAACTTTTCAACCGCAGCCGTCTGTGCATCTGTTGCACCTGTGACATTCTGCAAAGTCTTGGCAAGTTTGAGTTGTGCCGTCTGATCTTCAGCGGCAGCTTTAACTGCATCGAATGCAAACTTGCCTGCGGCGATTCCCATTCCTGCAAACGCAAGACCAACAACTTTTGCCGTCTTAGATAAGTTTTGTCCCATGCCTGCGGAACTTTTTTGAACGCCTTTAAGTGTTGTCGTTAGTTGGGTTGCATCACCCTTGAACTTAACTTCAAAATCTCTGCCTGACTGCGCCACTTGAAACTCCTAAGCGGCAGACATACCTGCCATCAACTCTAAGAACTCACGCCTAATGTCTTGACGGATTTCTTTCTGACTCATCCCATTGTACCTAGACAAATCTACGTCTTTGAATTCTATTTCACATTTGGTGCAGACCTTTGAAAGTGTGCATCTGCATTCCCAATGATCTGTTGGTCTGTGTGGTTCGCGCTTAGTTACATTGACTGGCGGCCTGTCTGTGTACCTAAACTCTGGTGCTTGCATGATTTCGCCATGACCACGCAATGAATGAAACACCGCGCCCGGTGCGTGTTGTGGTGCAAAGAAGATACGCGCAGGATCGCTGGTCTGCGGATCGCCAACAATGTCTAAGAAGTCGTGCATCTGTTTCCAGACTGAATACCATTGGTGACTTGGAACGGCTTCATCAAACGGGATAACAATGTGCCAATGCTGGTCATCTTCTGAATGACTGTAAGTTGTATAGGCAATGTATTCATAACCTGCCAGTTTGTCTAACGTGTTGTTCAAGGCTTCGCCATCTAGATCAGCTACGAACGCATTGACTGCAATCACGTTCTTGTTGCCACGATAACCATTCTCAACATAGGTAACTGGACTGTATAGATAACCCTTGTATTTATCTTCACGTTGCGCGTGATGCGAAAGCAACTCTACAAACTGACACCAAGAATCGGCATAAGGCTTTGGCTTGTTGTCTTTGACTGACCACCATTTGACTGCGTACATAGGTCAGACTCTAGCAGTTGTTATACAGGAATGTAAAGCCTAAAGCCGTTCTAGTTTTTGGGTGATTCTGTCTAGTGCTGCAAGGTATTTCTCGTTGATCGTGGGAGCCATTGCTTCAATAGTAGGCCAGAAGAAGTTGCCTTGATTACCGCCACCCATCTTTGGTGTTCGATTAGGAAACTGCCTAAGACGATTAGAACCAAACTCCGCGCCATAGAATACGTCACCCCTAGTGACTTTAGTTTTACGCCTGGCGTTTGGTCTGGACTTAGAAACGAAACCTGAAGAACCATTCAATCTGATTACAGGAATGCGGTCAGGTCTTGCCCTGAATCCTCTCGCAGACTCTATTGCTTGTCGTGGATTAGGCGCATAGGTTGCATGAGTTTGAACTTCTGTAACTACTTGACCAATAAGTTCTACTGATGCTTTGCGTATCTCTTTGTTAAAGGTGGCATCAGCTGCGGAAGCACGTTTCAAAAATTCAGTAAGACCGACAACCTCAATTGAAGCACCGCCAGCACGACCAGATAGAAACTTGCTGATTGCCATTATGTCCCCTGACTATTTCGCCAGCGCAGATACATTCCCAATGTGTAAAGCATACGTTCTGATTCCTGCATCAAAACTGATGGAGCAATACCAGTTTCAACTGCAAGATAAGCCAAATACCAATGTTGGGATGAGTCACCCAACCCGGTTATTTTGGGTCTTGTTCACTCGCTTCAATTGTTTCAACATCGTCACACCATTCTTCAAAACTTTTCTTAGTCTTTCCGAAGCGGTGTAGCCAATGCCACGCCAACCAAAGTAAGTCAGTTATGCGAAAGTCTGATTCAAGTGAAGCAACTGACTTTGTGAACTTGTCCTCGAAAGCAACAAGGTCACGAGCGGTAGCAGAAACTTCTTCTACTGTTTGATCGTTAAAAGTTACGCGCAGGTTTACTTTCATGTTAGGAAGTTGCCCGTACTACTGTGCCAGATGTTGGCCAAGTTACGCTGAAGGTAGCGATATCGCCTACTGAACTCGCGTGGGGAGAATAGCTATTTACCAGACACGTTGCGGTGTAGCTCGGGTTAGCAGTTGATACGGCTGAACTTGTTGGTGTAATAACAACAGTTGCAAGCGTGTTGAACAACGGGAAGATCGTTGCATCTACGGCTGAAGCTGCGAAGTCCTGCATGAACTGAAGTGTTAGCGAACCTGTTTTAAGGCCCCCTATCCGTTCGCGAAACGTGGTTCCAAAACTGCTCGTTTCTAAGTCATCGGATTCTAAAGCCAATTCAACTTGGTTTAGAGAAGTCGAAAGGTTTGTGCCGTTAATGGTCACCTTGTAATCGGTAGCTGCGAATTTCGCCATGCTGTTTTGCTCCTAGTCTGCGTAGCAGAGAACTAAAAATTCTGCTGCTAGATAGTTTACTTCACCAACAGCAATGCTTGCGTAAGCCCGCATATCGGTGACTCTTAAATCATACACTTTGCCAGCGAGTGTCTTGTCTGACTCCAATGCCAACTTAATACTGGATGCACCTGTGCTCGAACAGAAGGCATCTATGGCGTTCTGCGCTGATCGTTCTGCCACGCGCCCAACTAGAACTACAACGGTAAACGTGTAGGTTTGCATACCTCTATGAAACGTGTCATCAAAAGAAATTGAATTTGGCTGAACAATTGCAATAGGTGGGTTTGGATTATCAGGCATGACGGCTGCGGTTCGTAGCCCAGTAATAGTTGCAAGATTAGCCGCTAACCCTGTTCTTATTTCCGATAGCAAGGCCATTAGACAAAGCCACGCATTCTGCGATACGGCGCGACCAGTTGCGCAACGTCAGGGTCTATGTCGCGTGTTACGGAAATGGCCCCTAAATCTCCGAAGCCTGCAACGCCTAAGGGACTATCAAGTCGTTTGAAAATTCTGCTTGCCTGAATGATGCAGGCTTGAGTAATTGCAATTGGAACTGATGCCCAACCAAAGACTGCGGTTAGTTTAATCAAAGCCTGTTCTGCTTCTACTGGAAATAAGTAATTCTCAACGGCGCGAATGCGTGTGTATGGAACGGCAAGACCATCTACGTTTCCGTTCAATGGCTCTAGCTGATAATCACCAACGGCAAACGTGGTATCAAATACACCATCACCGGCAGACGAAGTTTGCAATGTTAGTGCGGTGCTTGAGACATCATCTATCTGAACAATGAAAGAATCATCTGCGGCGTAGTAGCGCGTAGCAGTTCCAGATGAATAGAAGTATCGCCCGGCGTGTCCGTCAATTGCGCGTGATGCAGACTCAACTGCCATCTCTAGCAGGCTGTCATCTACGCTATCTGAAATGCGAGCTGCTGCCTTGATTTGTGCAAGTGTGCAATATCCATTAGTGATCGCCAAAGTAACTCCTAAGTCTAGGTCTATTCTACTTGCGTTCTTTCAATGCCCTGCGAATACCTTCGCGCAAACTTATCTGCGGAATGAAATACTGATGCGACAAATGCGGATCGCCTACCCGATACTGAACACCTGTTGGCTTTGCAATTATGTGGTTGAACTCTGGTGTGATGCCGGCTTCTTCGCAGACCATCTTCGCCAGTTCGTTGAAGCTAGTCGGGAAGCCTGAACACAAATTGAACGTGCCTTTGTATCCCGTCTGAACGTGCCA